GATCTCGCTCGAAAATTGGATAATTTTTTATTTCAGTTTTGCCAGAAGATAGAAGTAACAGGACTTTCAAATTTTGCCGGATGGACTGGAAAAAATGAAAAAGCCGTGAGATTTCACGGCTTTCAAAGAAAATTTATTACCTGGTAATCGTTGTTTCCTTTTTTATTCTGTCATAAAATGCCTGCGTTGCATTCGAATCGCTGAGAAGTGTGTACGCCTTCACCGGTTGGCTGGCTCGTTCATTCATTGCATTGATTGCAGGAATTAAAGCAACTACAACTGCCGTATTTGTGTCAACGCTGGATTTTAATTGAATGAGCGCATCCTTAACTGCATTATCAGATGAATCCGCTGAAACGGTTGGCAAAATACCGCCTTTAGCAAAATAATTCACACGATCCATGCTTCTGGTAATACCTGAATAGTTTATTGGTTTATATGCTCTTTGCTGCCAGTATGGAGTTATCCGGGCTCCGTTGCCATACATGCTGGATTGTAACAACTGATCAACTAATTCCCGGTTATTGGCATAAGTCTTTTTACTCAATATAGGTTCACCGCCTTCCACTTCTGCAACTTTTTTACCGGTGTGTGGATTTACAATCGGCATCCCACCTTCCGAATGGGAAGGCCCGTCAAACAAACCACCCTTTGCATATTTCTGTGAAGAGATTGTTGCAACCTGGGCCGCTGTTGTTGCAACTGCCAACGCAATATTAATCGCCCGGAATGCACCCAAACTGATAATGTCTGTAAAGCCTGGCCGTGCTGCTAATGTAGAAACAATCGCCTGGGCCCCTGACATGATCGCCTGGATAATTTGCGCCTGCTTATTCCTTTCAAATTCTTTCTTCTTTATTGCTTCATCTTCCTTCGCTTTCTTATCCTGCAAAGCTTTCAGCTGTCGATCATACTCTTTCTGGCTAATGAGATTTTTTGCCAACTCCTTATCCAGCTTTTTGGTATTAGCATCCAAACGCTTTTGGTTGTCTGCCAACTCAGCTTCATCCTGTGCATTTTTCGCGTCATTGATGGAAGTGATAATGCTGGCTACCTGTTGCGCCGCGCCAATAACAAATTGAGCAAATTCCAATTTCTTTTGCAGCGCGGCCTGATCATCCTTCGCCGTTTGATCAATTGCACTTTTATTGATTTCAACTTTCTTATCTGCAATCTGCTTATCAATATTCGTGTTCTTAAACCCATAAAACTTCAACAATGCCTGAAGAGTTTCCAGCGTTTGCAATTGTTGCTGCAATTCCTTCTGATGCCCCGCCTGTACTATGTCATCATATTGCTTCTGATAATCTTTCAGATTCTTTATTTTACCATCCTGGAAAGCTTTATCCAGGGCCAACAATTTATTGTCAGTATCGATGGAAATATTATTGGCCTTGTCTTTTTGAAGCTGCTCATACACTTCAACCTGATGCTTATAATTCTTATCAATCAGATCTGTTTGCTTCTTAAATTCCTGCTGAGCAACCTGAGTATATTTTTGAGCAACTTCAATTTTAAAATTTGAAACAGATAATGCATATTGCTTGTCAATGTCTGCCTGCTTTGCAATTCTCAATTGTTCAATAGCATCCAGTTCCTGCTTTGATTTGGCATTCTTCTTATCGGTAGCAATTTCATTATCCAATGCATTTTGTTGCCCGGCCTTCGTTACCTCAATTAACTTTAAACCGGCATCATTATAGGACTTCAGGGCCGCAAATCTTTCAGCAAGAGATTTTGTTTGATCATCGGCTTCGCTTTTGTATTTATCTTTAAGAAGCTGAATTTCATCCTGGTTGGCTTTCGCAATTTCATCCAGTGCCTGTTTACGAAATGCATCAGCGCGTGCAAGAGACGCTTTAAATTCCTGCTCGGCTTTCTTTCTTGCTTCTTCTGCTTTCTTTGCTGCTTCAGCATCTGCATTCGGATCGCCATTCCCAATTATTGTTTCAGGCGTGTTCGGCTTTACTGAAGCGATGGCCGCAAATTCTCCTTTAATCGCATCGACCGCGGCTTGCACCGCGGCTGGTAATTTTTTTCCGTATTTATCGGTTAAAGTAGATGCATCATTGATCAGCTTTTCCTGCATGGTTCTTAACACAGAAACTTGTTGCTGCGTTTCTTCCAGCGAAGCTTTACTTTCGAAAGGAAGCCCGCCGCCGGCGTTAGTCCTTAAAATAACTCCCCTATTTAATTCATCCCTTTGCTTGTTAATTTGTTGTAGTGTTACTAATGTTCGGCTTGTGATTTCATCAACAGCTTTGAATTCTTTTTCAGCAAGGAACTTTTTATTTTCATCCAGAAAATCAGTTACTTTTTGTTTATTAATATCCAGTGCTCGGCCATATTTATCCAGTTCTGTTGCGGCTGATGGAAGTATTTCAACAATCTTTTGAATGATCCCTTGCAATTCAGTTTGTTCATCTTTATTCAACGATGTTTTTGATTTCAAAACATCATACCTATCCAGCAATGGCTGTAAACTGTTTTTATAGTTTTCAGTTTTTTCTTTTGCTGTATCAAACACTTCATCAGCCGATGTCTTAACAGACACGAGTGAATAAAGAAATTCCCCGATTTTTGCTTTTAGCTTATCCAGATTTTCTTTGAAAATTGCCATGCCGCCGGCGCCGGTACTTTCAAATGCTACTTCAGCGCCTTTAATTTTTGGGCCCAGGTCATCTACAATAACTCCAAATCTTTCCGTTACTGTTTTAGCGGCCGTAATATTGATGCCATACGTTTTTAAAGATTTCGCATTTCCTTCAAGCGCTTTGGTTATCGCATCAGAAGCATCAGCAAGCGATATTTTCTGCTTTGCGGCATAATTTACAATAATTGGAAGAAGCGTATTAATTTGGGATTCTGTCAGCTTTCCGTAATCAATCAGCTTGGTAAATACAGCCTTAATATCTTCATCCTTTATCGCTTTAAAACTTTTAGAAAACTTTTCAGCGCTGGCCGTAAACTTGTCAAACAAATCGCTTCTGCCAACATTATCCAAAGCGTTTTTCAAGTTTACAGTTGCTAATTCTGCCTGATCCGCTTCCTCAATGGAACTTTTAAAAATTTCTTTTAGCCCTTCCAAAATCGCATAAGCAGAAAGATATTCCGTTACCCGGGAAAATATTTTTCCAAAGCTTCCGGCAAAAGATTCACTGCTTTCTTTCACGGTATTTATTTGTCCGGAAAGATTGCCCAACTCTCCCTTCAAGGCTCTCACCTGTTCAGCTTTCTTTGCATATCCCGGATCATCCTGGCTCATCTTCTTCAACTCAGCATTGGCCTTGCTGGCGGCAGATGCCAATTGATTGAATGACGGCCGCAATCCCTGGTCGATCTGGCTTTGAACACCGGCAATTTGTGTTTTTACTTTATCCAGCTTTGCCAATTCGGTATTCATATTTTTACCGGCCGCTGTTCCCTTAGTGATCTTGTCAGTTAGTTTATCAGCCTGGGTTTGCAAATTGATCAGCGCCTGTTTTGCAGGTTCGTTATCAATATAAATACTCGCGGTTTTTCTTGCTAAATCGGACATTGGATTTATTTAATTTTCAGATTGTTAATAACATAGGTTACACCACTTTCAGCAACTATTTCCTGCAGATCAGGAAGGTTCTTATCGGTTGGAGTATCAAACCATTTTTTTGCAGTACGCGGGTTGCTGATCGGGTGCCCGCGGCTCACTCCCTTGTGCTCAAATACGCCGGATCGTGGCATCCCGTAACTTATCCGGTTAATGATCCCGTCCCTGTCTTTTTTAAATTTTAAAGTGATATTATTTTTTAGCGCTTTTGGATTGGGTGATTTTGGCGAATGCTTTATGCCCAGCGCATCAATAGTAGTTTTAATCGCTGCCAGGTTCTTTTTTCCCCATTCCATTATCTTATCGTTGTCGTACTCTTCCATTCTGTTCTTTGATTAAAAAAGCCCCGCTGCTTTTCACGGCGGCGAGGCTTTTCAGTTAGTAAATGATACTGGATTATTTATCCTTTTGTACAGGATCCGCGGGCTTTGCACTCTTTGGTGCAATGTGCGCGCCATCAGCGAAAAGTTTATCAGCAATATTCATCGGCACGCCACTCAGCTTGCCGCGGTATTGGATAGCAACGGTGATGATTGGATCTGCATCGCCGTTGGTATTCTGATATTTTTTTTCAACATCCGGATTTTTAAAAAAAGCCATACTGTTTTATTTTTTGATTAAAAAAATTGATTCAGATTATGGAGCCGGTACAGGCTTTTCAGTGATAGTTCCACTGTAGAATGCCTTGGCCTTGGAAACAACGGTAATTGTGTATTCTTTCAAACCGGCGGCAGTTGTTTTGCCGTCAAATTCGATAGATACTTTTGCAGGTACGCATTCATTACCAAGCTGTACATAAGGATTTCCGGCCAGGCAGGCACTATCTTTCAACAACCAAAGGTTATTGCTGTTTAATTGCTCTGTAACTTCTTCCTGGGTTGCGGCACCATCGCCAAGCAATATAAAAGTAGAAGTATATTCCATTTCGTTGCTTCCCGGATCGCCAATGGTAACACCTTTAATTGTTACGCTATCCTGCTTACAAAGCCAGCTGATAAATCCTTCATCAGTAGGAAACGTGTGCGCCGTGGTGATTTTAAATTTATCGCCCAAAGCTGCCGGTGTTGGTGTTGGAACCTGTATTGCTGTGAAAGTATCCGTTGGTGCCCAAAACACAACGTTCTTATAACCGCCACTGGTTGCTTCCTGTGTGGTTTTATCAAACTTTTTATAAAGGTTTAAACTTGCCATGCTGTTTTTTTATTTTTTAATTTTTAAGATAATTTCTTTGTCAGTCCGCAATCGTGTTCCACGATGTATTTCAGCAATTCAGGATCGGTTAAAGCTTCCTCTGCACTGATCTTCAAATTGCCATCCAGCGGGTTGGTAAATTGCGGCACGATGAATACATGCTCTTCGCCATTTACTTTAAAAGTCTTTCCTGGTAAAACCGGTTTTTTTTCAGTGGGCAAACTTTTATTGCCATTTTCTATCTGCATTTCCAATTCTTCAATCTTATCCTGAAGGGTGGCATTCACTTCGTTCAATTCGTTGATCACTTCCTGTTGCTGCTTTACTTCTTTCTTTAAAGAATCTATTTGCTGTTCAGGTTCAGTTTTACTGAAAATACCCATATAAAAATTTTGTTTTTAAAAGGATGGCCGTTTTTGCGGACGGCCATCCGTGTTTTGTAATTATTGCTGATAAAAAAATTAAGCGTTTGAATTCACCACCAATGCATCCAAATCTGCGATCTGGAAGCCAACAGGCATCATGGCGCGAACTTCAATGATGTTTCTGCGAACAGAAGCAGCTACCTGCACATTATCGCCATCAGTTCCCATTGCCAGGTTATCATCGATGGTTGCAATCACTCTTTGTGATGTTCCCATCCAGCTAACAGGCTGCAAAAATGCATTCTGGTTGTTGATGCGGTATCTTCCTGTTGCATCAGGCTGGAATTGGTACTGGAATGTGCTGGCATAATAAGCAGCATACAAATCAAATGTTCCAAAAGAACAAAGGATCCTGTAACCTTTTTCGCGCATCCATACCGGCACGACTGCAACTACTTTTGCAATTTCAGATCCTGCAAGCGCCGCAGTGGTGATTGCTGTGGTTGTTACCGGTGTAAGGTTTGTGGCTGTAATTTCAGCGGCAATGATTGTTCCCCAGCCTGTAGCAATTGCGGCAGGTGTGGTTCCTGATGCATTGTAAGAGCCAAGGTAAGCGGCAGAATTACTGATTGATGCCAGGTATTCTTCTGCAACAACCTGGTTGATCCAGTCAGCAAACGCGGCAGTGCCTGGTTTGAAGCGGGCCAAATAAGTGTTTCTGAATTTTTCAGGATCAATATCATAATCCCACTTTGACTGATATACAGTCAAAGTACGGTCAGTAACAGCAACCGGTTGGTTGGTGTTGTCAGCAGCCGAATATGGGCGAACGCCAGTGGATGCGGATACCCTTGGCAATACCATCGGTGCTTTTACGTTTTTATAAACAAGAATTCCCTGGTTAGAGAAATTCATTTGATTGATATTCTTACGGAAAATCTTTCCGCCAAACTCATTAAATGAGGTGGATATCGCTGATAAATCTGGTGTTTCGGCCATGGTGTTTTTATAGTTTTAAAGAGTTTTTAATGGGTTGATTTTTATTAAAAAATTTTATTTTATTCCCAGTTGGCAGCAAGCTTCGCAGCTTCCTCATCAACACTGGTTAAATATTTCGCTTTCGGATCCGGCTCAGCATCTTTCTTCACAACAGGATCAGCAGTTACCGGCGCTGGCTTTCCAGTATAATCGGCAACAGTTTTATTCAATGCTGTGATGGCAGTTTCTTTTTCAGCCACTGTTGCTTCCAATTCAGTGATGCGTGTGTTGGCTGTTGCCAGTGAAGCTTCAGCAGTATTCAATTCCACGATGCGTGCATCTAAGGTGGTCAATGCTTCTTCACTCATTGCAAACCCTTCTTCCACCGGTGCCAGGGCTTCCACCTTTGCAGCGGCTAATACATTTTTGAAAGGAAATTCTGCTGCTGTCGCAATATTTTGTTTTGTCGCGCTCATAGTATTTTGATTTTGTTTTTTTGCTAAATAATTCGCTCTTTTTACTATTTTGTCAAATGGCATTATGCCATCGATCAATCCATTCTTTTTGGCTTCACTTGCTATGAAAGTTCCGCCGGTTAATACTTTATCACCAGCTTTCAGCTTATCGCCTCTGCCTTCCTTTACAGCATCCTGGAACATGGCTGCAACCGGGTTCAGATACATATCTTTTAAGATCTGCACATCTTTGAACTCAGCATTTTTATCTGGCGAAAGATCACTCACCACATCAATGGTATCATTGCTGGCTGTTGCCGGGTTTCTCAATTTTGCCATCACACCAATACAACCGATCTGATCTGTTGCTGATGTGGCAAATATTTCAGTGCTTTGAGATCCTACCCAAACACCCGCGCTGGCCATCAAACCTGAAACAGCGGATAATACCGGTTTCATGTCCTTTGCTGCTTTCACGGCATTGGCCAATACTTCAGTGCCATCCACCTGGCCACCTGGTACGGATTCAAAATATAAAATGATAGAGTTTTTTGAAGGATTTGCTGCAGCCTGGTTAATTGCAGCTGCTAAGGAGCGCGTTCCCATGCCGCCACAAATATCTGATTTGGTCATGGCGCCATTGATCGGGATCAGTGCAATATTATCCGGAACATTCGGAAGAGCGAGTTTTGAAAAGAAACCGGTACTGATCTCATTGCCTGACAAATATTCTTTGGCAAGGTCAGCATAAGCCTGGATAGAAGATTCAGTCATCATCCAGTTGTCACGCAATAAAGAAAGTACGGTGCTTATTTTCACGATACAAACTTATTGTGATGCAAAAAAGCAAGCGGGGACAAGAAAATAAAAGCTATGGCACTACCTCAATAATCTTCACTATAAACACTTTCGCTGTGTCATTATTATTTGCAATCGCAACGGTTGCCGATGTGCCACGGGTTGGCTTTTCCTGGCTTTGGTAATATGCATCATGTGGCGCAATGGTAATGCTGTCGTTTAAAATAATTCCCTGGTCATCAAACTGAAGATGTTGATTGCTTTTTTCTTTACAGGAAAATAACGCGGTCATAAAGAGCGCGAAGTACATTTTTTTCATAGCTGTTGTTTTTTAAAGTCTTAAATATTGGCTGTCTTTTCCGGCCATGTAATCGCTGCAATTATGTTTTTCCAGCAGCTGGTGCCAGGTGTATCCAAATGTCATTTCAAAATGTGGATTGTCTTTGATGCTTTTAAAATCGCCGCCCCATGCAAAGCCCTGGTCTTTGAAACATTTTACCACTTTCATCCAATCTGCATTCACTTCCCATTTTGGCAATCCATTTACCTGCAATACAAAATCAATGGCAAGGCCATAATTATGGAATGAAGATCCACCGGGTGCATTGGTAACGATCTTTCCTGGTTTGCTGCGGCCTTGTGCATACAGATCATCGCTTTCTTTAAATGTCCTTAAAGTTTGCGTGATGAAAGGATGAACACCAACAGGTGTAATCCTAACAGCTTCGCGATAAGCGGCAATGGCTTTATCTCTCACTTTTGGATGAAGCTGTAAAAGGCGGTTTTCGGACACGATATCGGTTGCCATAGTCAGTTAATTTGAACATGATGAAAAATCCAGATAATGGCGTGTATTACTTTTATAATTCCCAGGATCAAACCAATTGCAGCCAGGATAAAAAGCAATCGCCAAAACCAATTAGGCCCAAAGTTGAAACTATACATAAGCTTTATTTTTTTGCTGTTGTTGCTATTGCGCCACCGGTGATGCCTGCCACCATGATCCATTGACAAGGCGCGTTTAAAATTTCGGGCAATACAAATCCTGCCACTCCGTTTGCCGCCAGCAATGCACCTGCTATCACTGTCGCAGCAATGCTGATCTTCCTGATCACTTTGAACCAGTTTGGCGTTTCTGATTTTACGCGCTGATAAAGAGCGGTGTTTTTAAAGTTCATTTCAGTGATATTTTAAATTTTCCAATAATGAAAAACACAAGTGATATTCCCGCCGCAATTCCTATGATCTGCCAGAATGAAAAACTTTTCTCAGTCTTATCTTTCTGGCTTTCTTTTATTACCGTTTTCAAAGAATCAATTTGTTGTTTCCAGGATGAATCATATCCGGTGCTTTGCCTGTCGCGCTGGTAATTTCCTTTTTCATTGATCACAGCGGCCAGCCGGTTGTAATCAACAGGCGATTGCGAAGTAGAATAATGATTGATGGTGGTATCTTTAAAAATTAACACCTGCCTTTCCCAATCGGCGGTGGTTTTATCGGTTGCGGTTGATTTTTTTACAGATCCTGAATCCACTTTATTTACGTGCGTACTATCAACAGACAATGTTTTTTTTGCTTTGGAAACGTTGCAGGAACTTGTTAGCATCAACAGGCCCAGAAAAACGCCCAGGATGATCAGGAAGATCAGTACGCTGTAATATTTGAATTGGGTATTCATTTTTTAATCATTTAATATTATTCCTGCCGTGTGCAGCCAACAGAAAAAGTACAGCACTATTGCTGCAATCGCCAGCCACATCAGGTGTTTTAAATAATATTTCATTTCATGCCACGGGCCTTTTTGTAATAATAATAACCTGCCATTGAGCCGCTGACAATAGAAACCATTGTTGCAATAATTGTCAGCATCACCTGCACATCATGGAAAGTTACCAGCGCAAATACGGTAGAACAAAAGCTGGTAAACAGGTAAAAAGGACTCGAATTTTCAGTCATTGTAGTTTTCAAGGTTAGTAGGTAAATTTGATGATGATGGCGCCTATCAATAGCAACGCATACATGATCCATTTGATTCCTTTAAATTTCTTATCCAAAGTTGATGTGGCGCCGTTGTAAAGAGGCGCCATTCCCAATGCTTCCACGTTGATCATTATATCCCAAAGCGGCATGATCAGCACGCCACACAACAACCAATCTTTCCAATTCGTATGAGGTAATGAAAAAACACCCACAAACGGCCCGGCATAAGCCATCACGCGCATGGCCATCCCGTATTTGTGCCATTTACCTTTTGAGCGCTCCCATCCTGCTTTTTCATCTTCAAACTGGTATTTGGTATAAAAAACAAATACAGTATTAAAAACAATATTGTACAGGTAAAATAAAGCAGTTAATGAGGCAGTTAGCATGGGCGAAAAAATGGTTTTGTTTTTAAACTTTCCTACCGGGTTTGAACGTGGTTGCGGCCAGTATTACGCCCAATGCGGCAGAAATTCCAGCGAATAAAGTATGGTGATCCTGAAACCAGGTTGGATTTATTGGCGGTTCAAATCCAAACAGGAAAAAAGCCAAACCAAGCAACAATACTGTTGCAATTAATTTGATAATGTTTGAGGTTTTCATTTTAGTCGTATTTTATTTACTTAAAGTGAATCCAAATCTGTATAATCTTTTTCAGCAGGGAGGGGACAAGATTAAGAAACCGTTTTATTTGTTGCTTCACTGAAATTTTCAATCGATTTTTCAACATGCCCTTTTTGGATTTCATCCAGCAAAAAAGCAAGTAACCGCCCAGCGAAAGTGAGTGTGCCGGTTGCCAGGTTCTTTCCGATAACGCTGCTGATCACTTCATCTTCATTGCCGAATGGATAACCAGTTTTTTTTGTCAAAATCAGGTTGAAAAGTTTGCCGCAAACCACGTTGCCAAGCTGATCAATACCGATGGATGTTTTGTAAAGAAAATTGGTGCGGCCCCGGAAAAACATGGCATAAAGGAACCCTACCGGCAGGAAGATGACGGCAAGTAAAATGGCTCCTAATAATGCTGCGATGTATTTCATTTTACTTCCTCTTTTGCGTTGCTGATCACTTCCAACAGTTGACCTTTTACAAAGACGAACATGGTTTTGTGTTCGTCAATCAGTTTTTCCAAATCCTTTTTATCGGCATCATCCAATATCAGCGGATCGCCTACCTGTAAAGTTTTGTGCCATCCATATAATTTGAGCGTTTTACCTTCTGTTTGAGTGGCAATTATTTCGCTCAATGTTTGCGCGAGTGTTCTGTCTTTTACTGTGTTGCCTGTTGTATCTATCAGCTGCACGTTTAGATCAATTTTTGTCATTTTTTTTATTTTGGTTTAAGAATTTATTTATCCCATGATTGTACGAGTTGCCCGAATTGAATGATCATTGGATTGACCAACACCGGTTGCGCCTGAGCCATGTTAAAGAACACATCATACTGGCCTGAATAATTGATAGCGGGATCATAATCCATTATCGGCACCTGGTTTCCGTTGGCGTCTAATATCGGATTGCCATTTGCATCTTTTTCCACTTCACCGGTATCATGCGTTTTATAAATTGGCTGGCCATTGGTAACGTCGCACATGGTAGTATTATCAGCGATGGATTCTTTTGCCCAATCGGTTATGAAAGGCAGATAATCTCCTTTAGTGCCGTCAGCATTTTTGGCAAAGTGTTTTATGAGCCAGCGTAACACAACCTGCTTGTTGTGGGTGTTGTAATCCATATCAAACAATGTGGCAGTGCGCTTTATTACTGTTTGCCCGATGTTCACATCAGGAATGTCGATTACAATGTCGTTGGTAGAAAGTTGGATGTATGGCATGATTAAGTTGTTGTCATTAATTTATAATTGGTTCCGCCGATTGTTACGATGATATAACCATCATTTGTAAATGGTGCACCGGTAGTTACTTTCCCGTTTGCGATGGCGGAATGAACGATATTGTTCCAAACGGTTCCGTTGTAAATTTTTAGTCCATGTAAAGTATTGTCGTAAGCCTGCAATCCTTCCGCCGGTGTTGCAATTGCTGCAACTTGTGTAGTTGACATGCTTGGAAACAAAACACCCTTAGATGTTGATGTTACTTGCAAAATTGCACTTGCATCTATTGTGGTTGTTGCTCCAATTCCAACGCTTCCTGATGTTGTGCCAAACAGGTTGTCTCCTGTTTCCGCGTGGAACCCTATACTTCTTATTCCTGTTAAATTTGTATTGGTTGGATTGTAGTAAAACCCGCGCGCTGTGACTGTACCAAGTCCAAGACTATTATTAAATGTCGGTGAAGATAAAAAGCTGGTATATACATAATTAGAGGCACCTGAACCCGTGGTTGAACTGATAGTGCCAGTATTAGTATAGGCGGTTGAAGTAAAAGTACTTGGAGCAACCTGAAGAACCATATTAGTATTATTCGTTATTGCTCCATTACCGCTTGTTCCTATTGAACCATTTGCGAAGGCTATTCCCAAGGTCAAACTTAGACTGCGCGCGGCAAGCACACCGCCAAATCCGTCGTTTGTTATTGACAGACAACTGGTGAAGGCTGCGTTATTGTTATTCATGTCAAAATTAAGCGCCCTGTTTCTTGCTGAAATTCTGAACTCTGATGGAAGTGTTCCGCTTTGATAATACTGTGACTTAAAAGATATGGCTGGTGGATTAGAATAACTTGAACCTAATGTAGCGTAACTTGAAAGAACTAAACCGTTTGCGATTCCAGTTCCAAGTGCACTATTTGTGATTTCTAACGGATATGCAGGAGCAGAATTATTTATTCCTACATTACCTGCGTTGTAGTATAACGAAGTACCATTTACACTCCATATACCTGGTATAGCAGTTCCCCAGCTTGCAGTTGTTCCATCTGTCGTTAAGAGTTTCCCGGCATTACCAGCTTGAGATGGCAATCCACCTGCTGCTGCTGCCCATGTAGGAACACCGCCTGCCAGCGTCAAAACATTTCCATCTGCACTCGCTGCTAATTTTGCCAAGGTATTTACAGCACTTGCATAAATCAAATCTCCTTTCGCATAAGCTGTAAAGCCAGTTCCACCATATCCGGATGCAATTGCTGTTCCTTGCCAAACGCCTGTTCCAATTGTTCCCAGTGTGGTAATTGTATTTTGCCCAATGTAAGCGGCAGCAATATCAATCACACCGGCAACAACAGAAATTCGGTTAGCGGTGCCTGATATGGATGCAGCCGGTAAATTCGTCAACTGGCTTCCATCAACTGCCGGTAGCTTACCTGCACCGTCCAGTTTCACCAGTTGGCTGATGCCATTAAAAGTATTGCCTTGCAGGGTGGTATTAGGATCATTCACCTGGGCACCTGCTGCGATGCCTGACAGCTTCGTTTTTTCCGCTGTTGTGTAATCTTCTGTTGAAAGTTGTTTTCCTGCAACTACATCAACTTTGTTTGATAATAAATCTTCTGTTTTTTGGGAAGAATAAACCTTTGTCAGCGAAGGCGTGGTATCATCAATGGTGGCGCCGCCAGTGGTCGCTGCCAGGTCAACTATTTTCTGAACAGTCGTTTTTCTGTTCGCTCCATATTGTATTACAGGAACATATTCTGTTCCATCCAACGGCGCTGCATTATTAAATTTTGATACTTTTTCTGACATAATTATTTATTCCAGTTCCCAGTAATCATTTTCGTTTGAAATTGTTTGCCCGCTGAAATTGACATATCCACTTTCACTTCCATTGAACGAAGGCAGCACCAATGCTTTATTTACCTGTTCAATATCAAATGAAATGGTATTCAGCGCGCCATTCCCGTTGGTATTGCCACTGTCAAAATTCCCGCTGAAGTCTGCACCCGCTTCCGGATTGCCTATCACTACAAAAAAACCTGTTGTGCGAAGCTTGCCAACGATCATATATTGACTGTAAGCCATGTTTTCAATGTTCTCACGGGCTGCCGGAATATCGCCCGGATAGCTGCATCCAACTTTTATTTGATAGTAAGGGCCGGAATTACCTGTTTTTGCACTTTCGGTAAATCCTAATTGTGCATCCGGAACAGGCACCGGGCCGCGCCAGGCTTTTCCGGCTTTTAATACTATTTCAGTTTTCAATACCTGGGTGGCTGGATTAATAACGGGCATCTGATCCACTTCTTCAATAGGAATAAACCAAAATTTGCAAAAGCCACCGATCACCGGCAGGCCCTTTATAAAATTGGAAACTCCATTATAAGAAGTTTGATTCATGCTGCTAATTTACCAGCGGCATCAGCGGCAATCGGGGACAAGAAATAACACAGGCTTCAGCGTGTTGCTTTTTCTTTAAAAAGCATGGTTGGCATCTGTGATTCGCGCGGGGACAATTGCGCCTTATATTTTCTGTAACGGTATTCAGCTTTTTTCAGAGCGCCATGCGTAATGTCAACATCGATGATAATATTGTACTCTTCGCAGAAATCTTCAATCGCCTGGTTTCTGCTAAAACCAACTTTACAGTAAGTGTTGGCCCGGAAATTTATTTCCTTAATGATCTGATCTTCAAAATAATCATTGATCAGGATGGCTTTTGAAATGGGAAGAGAAAAACCGGTTTTGTAAAAAGTATCTGAGTTTGCAGGAAGCTGCACAATAAAATGATCAGTGAGCAGTGAATATCGTTTTTGTAAAAGAGTTTCGTGCTTCCGGTGCCAGTGGGAAGATTGTTTTTCCAGCACTACATAAAGGTAATATCCAAGGGTGTTTTTAAAGCCAAGCTTTATGGAGCCCGGATATTCTTTTTCTATGTATTTGCGTACATAGGTCTTAACAGGTATTGGTAGTTTGATATAATGCAATTAATTAAGACGGTTCGCCTAATCTAATGAAAAAAAAGGGGAAATGAAAATTATTTTTTATCTCTTAATAAGATGCGAATCGAATATTAATTCATTATCTCTAAATAATTTAAACCATTTAGATTTTTTCACATGAATTTCTCTCTGATCAATAATCAACTTCCTTGCATCCTGTAAATTATCAATGTTCCATTCCTGTACATTGTAAGTTGCATTTTCGGGAGAATATTTTGGCAGATATTCAATTTTTATTTTAAATTTTTCCATAATTAAACCTTTATTTTTTTATACTGATAAACAACCATTTTCGTTTCTGCCGTTGTTTCCGGGTATTGTTCCAGCCACCACAGCGCCCATTCGTGTGCTTCCATGCCGGTGGCTGAGATAGTAGCAATGGTAGGCATTCGCGAAAAATCGCACCGATACAGATCCACTATCTGGCAATAAAAAGCTTCATCACCATTTTTTACATAATAAACCTTTTGAAGATCTTTATCAGTAATGGAACGATCCGGCGCAAAGGTGATGTAGTTAAATGCATCACATGCCAGGCAATTGTTCAGATTTTTCAGTGGAAGTTCTTTTACTTCCTGGTTGATAACAGATGTTTCCATTTTTATTTTTTTATTTTTTTATTCAACAAACTTTTCCTGTTACAAACGTTACAAAGTGGCTCAAATCCTTTACCATCCTTGTTACAAGCGATTTGTAACAACGTTGTAACGCTGCGTTACGGATTCTGTTACGCTTTGTAACAAAATCCTGTGTTTTTGTGTGTATCGTTACAACGTTAAATCCTTTACTGTATTGATTTTTATTGAATTTGAAATTAAAATGTAACGCTTGTAACGCTGAAAAACAGGATTCAAAAAATACTTTTTCACTCTTCATATTATCTTTTCTGCGAATTTCAACGGCTGAAAAAGCAAAATTTCCGATTGAACAACTGCTACTGCCACTCCCACGCAGTAGCGGCGCTTTCTTCAAAATGAAGCTGGTGGCTGATGTAACGCAAAAATGAAGGCGCTTAGAATCGCATAAATGAAACTGCATGGGCTGTTGGTGGGAATATTTTAAGTATAAGGGGTTCATTTTTACAATGCAAGACTTGACAATGGTGAATGAGTATTGGCAATGATGTTGGTGCTCACATGCGTGTAAATCATTGTCGTTTTAATGCTGTTATGGCCCAGCAGTTTTTGAATCAGGCTGATATCCGTGCCCTGCTCTAATGAATGAGTGGCGAAGCAATGACGCAATAAATGAGCATGAAGATTCTGCCTTATCCCGGCCAGCTTCGCATATTTTTTCAAAAACTCATTAATGCTTCGGTCGCTGTACTGCAGATCAAACTGTCCGTTAAATAAATATTCTTTGGGCCGGTAAGCCTGGTAATATTTTCTAAGCAGCGAAAGCAATTCCGGCGCCAGCATCACCTGCCTGTCTTTTTTGCCTTTACCGGCAATGATATTGATGATATTTTTAGTGCTGTCAATATCTTTTATCTTCATATTAATTACTTCGCTCACACGCAGCCCACAGCCATATAACAACGCAATGATGGTTTTATGTTTCAAATTGGTGCAAACCTTCAGCAACTTTTGCACGTCACTGGCATCAATAGGTTGTGGTAATTTTCTTTCCTTTTTAGGCCAGGGAATGTGCGCCAGTTTCATTGGCTGGTTTATGGCCAGTTTATAAAAAGCCTGGATACCGCATCTGGCATGTTTGCGCGTGTTGATCTGAACTTTTTGCAAAAGATATTTTTCAATTTCATCAGCGGTAATATTGCGCGCCCGGTCACGCGATTTAAATTCTCTCAAAAAACAACGCACCTGCGAAGCATAATTATCAATAGTGCTTTGGCTCCAGTTCTTTGATTGCATTCGTTTACGAATAATTTTTCAGCTTGTACAGTGTCCATTTGTAAGTATTTAAAAGTTAAGTAATTATGAGCGGGGGGTACATATATGAGTTATGCGCCATCGGCAGACAGTCCGAAAGTGCGGCCAGTTAAAAATCTTTTTATTTTATAGCAAGTATTCGGTGTAAGACCAGAATAATTGTCTGTCTGAAAAAAATTAAACCTTTGATTTAACAGCATATCACTATCATCGTCAATAATCACGTAACGATGAAAATCATAATAGTGGCAACCGTGTATTTCAGGTTTAATATTATCATGCAACCATTTTGATATTTCTGTTCCACGCTCATAACCCGTGTATGGTGTCTTATCAATAATTTTAAAATTACCGCCGCAGTAATCCATTATTTCTTGAAGTTCCCCAACAGTTTTATTTTGCCGCCAAGTTGAAGAAATAACAACAACAGCATTTACTTCTTCACATAATTTATTAAACCATTGAACTCGTTCTTTACAAATCTGACTTGCATAATATTCGAGCCTTTCAATTCGTTTTGCTTTTACATCTTTACGCAACTGTTTCTTTGCTTCTCTGTAGTTCTGAAACTGTTTGCTGCTATAAAAAAGTTGACAATTGAACACCCCATCAATGTCGAGAAACACGATAGACGGCGCATAACATGGGGTTTGGCAATAGGCTGGCTGACGGAAGTCAATCGGCTGTAGTTCACTATCAGCAGTTGTTCCAGCAGACGAACATTTATCAACATTTTCTATTTTCATCATCTTTAGTTTTTCAATTTTACTTTTGTTTCGGCTGAACGATTTCTATTCCAGCCCATCGCCAAGCCCTGACCGTTGGCAGCAATCAGGTGTCCAACATTAGTTCATCCATTTTATTTTGTAAAAGTTCACGATAATAGATTTCGTTTTCGTAAATATTGTCATGGCTTATCTGACCTTGTGCAAACATTTCTTTACATATTTTTAATCCGAGCAAAATGCCTTCGTATTTAGATAATTCAATTATATTTTCAACAGAATAAGGATATACAACATCAACACCCCAGTCGTCCTGGTGCTTCGACTTTTCGTAATATTTCCCAGCTTCGGACTTGTTGAAAGATTGACTGCTGCCAACATTCGTATTTGCGTTAGGCTGGCTGACCTGCTGATTTTTAGCTTTTGAATTACTATCAGCTTCGGTTTCGGCTGAAAGTTCGTTGATGTTACTTTTGTTCATATTTTTGATTTTTAGTTTTTTAATTTAGCTGACGTTTTGGGCTGACTGTTCGTTTATTTCCAGCCCATCGCAAATACGTGGCCGTTATCGGCTATACTACCAGACTTTCAATTTTGCGGCAACTATTATGACCTTTAGTAGTGCCGTAAAGACACATATAAATCGTCTTGCTATATTTAGCTGAGGATGTCGCAAACCCTGATTTATAAGAACGGATATTCCCATATTCTAAAAAAAGGTTTAATAAAACAAAATCCCTTTGTCCATCTTTTCTTTTTATCCATCCGTAAATATTGAAATCCCCATCTTCATCTTCAGTAAACCTATCCCATTCAATAGGTATAAGTTTTGAAAGTGATTCAAGATATTTTTTTATGCTTGCATTATTTTCTCTAACCGTACAGCCGACAACAAGTGCATTGGCGGATACTTGGGCTGAAGGAATAATATCGGCTTTTTGTTCGTTTACTGTCACCTGTTCCGGCTGACCAGCTTCGATTTTGCTTTTGTTCATAATATCAATTTTAGATTTTTAATTTTGCTTTTGTTCCGGCGAAAGGGTTTTGAATGCCAAAGCATCGCCAATGCTTTGACGTTACCTGTATTTATTTAAAGTATCCAGGTATCCACCATTCGAATATTGCGCCGGCGCACGTTTCCACTTCTTTGGCATCTTCCGAAATTCCATCGATTGCACTTTTGGTATTTTCACCGGTCGTGGGCCGCGGCCAAATAATTTGCACGCCTGGTGGTAAGCTTCAATCGCTTCTTCCTTTGACCAGCCAAATTGAGCCATTACATCTTTTAACTTGCTGCGATTTTTTACAGCATCCCATACTTTTTTCAATGTTTCGGGTGTGTATATCATAATTGATTATTTACATTGTTCTTTATCCAGGCATCGGCCTTTGCTTCCCAGTTCTTTTTATTCACCCGGTTAGAATAGCCGTAATGCTCTTCCCAATATTTGCTGTACTTTCTCAGCATTACCATGATAGTTGCCAATTCATCAATATTGATTTCAGCGCGGCGCTTTTTGAATGTGATTTCTTTTTGTGGCATTTGTTTTTTGGTTTAATTAGAAATAATCTGGTTCAGTTGATTGCTGTTCTTTATGCACCATAAAAGATGTTTGCCTGGTGCGATAGTCGTAATAAAAAAACTTCTTTACATTTTCACCTTTTTCCATCACTTCAATATTATCAATGTGATAACCGATATCATTGTGGCGGCGGTCTATGGTGAAGCTGGTGGATCTTCTTCCACTGAAGCCGATGTAAATAACTTTGGAACACCATTCGCGAAATTGTTCCAATGTGATCGTGAATAAAATGTTTCTTCTTTTTGCATTATTACGAAGGCTTTGATATGCATACTTTACCGGATCAGCTTGCCGTGTTTTCTTGCAACGGCAGGTGGAACAGTGTTTCCGTCCATAGGTTTTGTTTTTGCAAAATTTTGTTGCACAAACACCTTTTGTAATGTTTTTCTTTACTTCCATAATTTAAAAAGGTTGATCATCAGCTTTTACAGTTTCAGCGCCGTTCATGCTCATTGAATTGATCAGCAGATCTTCAGGCGTTACCACCACATTATCTTCATCTTTTACAAAATCTTTCCGGTGGAAAATAAACGGACGTCCGTGGCCGGTAACTTCTATGCGCTTGGTTTCTTCCTTGCCATCGGTAATTACTTTTTCCATGCGTGGGTAAGTATATCGCGCCACCGTATGGAACTTTTTAATTTTTGCAAGTGCCAGGTAACCTGTTGCATCCGGATATTTTACTTCACAAGCGGCAATGGCTTCTTCTTCCGTTTTATACTTTTTCGGGATGCCATCAACTTCAAATAAATGATAGGTGTCACACTTCAGGTTGTCTTTAATAATTCGTTGCAAATAATAGCGCTCATATCGGGTACTATTTTTAAATATTTCCTTATGCACTTCATCGGTTGTCATCCATATTTCATTCACACCGGTATCCAGGAACAATTCTTTCAGATAATGCCGCATTTCTTTTTCCACTTGTGGCTGGCTATATGCGATCACTTTATTGAGTGCATCAGTTTTCAAAAGTTTAGGATGAAACCACATCCTGTTTTCAAGCTTCGTGGCCAATTTCCTGTTTTGCAGTAAAGAAAGAAAACTGCTCATTTCTTCTTTTATCTGATCTAAAATGGTTGGATTTTCCTGCGTTAAAACCGGCACTTTTATTACCCAATATCTGATATCATCATCAGTGGCATGAATGAAAGAATCTTCATTATTGGTAATCAAAACAAATTTGATAAAGCAATCCAGTTCAACCTGGCCGCGTCCTTTCGCATTCATAAATATTTTGCGGGCCGTGGAAAGGTTTTTTATTTTTTCAACCACTTGCTGCTTATCAATCTTCGTTTCATCGCACACTACCACACTTTTTGTTGCCCAATGTGCATTAAAATCAGATTGCAGATCTGCGTTGCCAACTATTGCAGTATTCGCGCCAAGCATCATGCGTAAAAAGTTTGCAAATGTGGATTTACCGGTATTATTTTCACGGCTCACCAGGCAAACGATCGGCAGCTTCTGTTGCGGCTGTTGGTAAAGAAGCTGCAGGTAATCCAGCGCCAAATCCATGGTGCGGTATTCCAGCTTTTCTTTTGTTTCTGAATCATGATAAAAAACCATCTTTTCTCCAAACAAATGCCGGATGAAATTCATAATCGTAGGGCAATCATCTTCCGTACATTTTTCTTCATCAGGCATGAAATCCAAAGGCGAATAAACGTTAAAGCAGTTATGAATTACCTGTTCAAAATTGAAGTGATCAGGAACGTTGCAAAAAGCTTCATATTTCGGAATGAACTTCGTGAACTTGGCGCCGTGATCATCCGTGATCGTTCCTTTTTTGCGAGAATGAAAAGTGCGTTCCAGCTGCTTGTACTGGTTAGGCATTTGAACGAATTTGAAATAATCATCGCCACAACGGAAATATAGTTTTGCCGCGCCAGGGATCTTCACATCGCAATCGCCGGTTTCTTCATTGTATTGATACCTTGTTCCATTATAAATGAATTCTTTGCCTTTCAATTCGGGCCGGCGTTCCGCGTGGAATAAATAAAAATCTTTCACATCGCGCAAATGAAAATGGGTGTATGCCTTGCTGGTGGAATACGTAATATTGAACTTTTGAAAATAGCTTCCGGACTGCATCGTGTGCAAATCCATCATGATTTCGCTTTTCTCATTATCCAGCGTCATCAGCAGATCATCAATGCCTTTTACATGATCACGCAGTGTTCCAGCGTGCGTGGAAAGAATATTATCTGTATCAATGTGAAAAAACCATTTTTCCAGATGCTCATAATCATCCAGCAAAGTTTTGAACGTGGAAACCGTTCCAAAGAATTGTTTTGGCCGTTTGGAAAGATCCAAACCATCAGTTAATTCCTTCTGAGTAATATCAATCGCATCGCCATCAGTTAGCCACACTACTTTTTTTACATCACACGCCAACATCAATTTTAAAATATCATCATGCAACTTGCCGGTTTCCAGATTCTTCATGTGCGTGATGCTGCTAAGGCCAACAATGTTTGCACCGTTCAAGCTTGCATACCAGGCTTTGAAATATCCTTCCACCAGGTAAAGAATGTTGAACTTTTCTTTTTTGTCGTACCTGTCAACCAAAGCAGGCGGGAAAAATGGATGCGTACCGGCGCCCTTTGGCAACTTATATTTCATCACTGATCCATCGGGGCGGGTAACAGGTTTTTCCAGGCGAATAATAGAAAATTTCTTTTTCGCTTTGGTGCCTTCCTTTGAATAAGTGATCTGCAGGCGATCCAACGTGTAAAGTGCAATTTCTATTCCTTCAGGCACTTCGCGAAAGATGGGCACGGGCACCAATATTTCTTCGTGCGAATCCTTATTATTGATATCGTTTTGCCAAAGGGAAATTGAGTTATTTTCATCCGTCACGCCCAACGGATCCAAACGCTTGTGGAAAAATGATTGATTGGTTTTTTCTTCTGCCACGATTTATTTTTTATAATCGATTTGAGATTTATTTTGAATGGCTTCGCGATGATGCTCCGGCCTGATCAGTCAGCGGTTGGTAAGAAAATACTCGTCGTATTTATCAGCAATCACATCAAAAAGTTCCATACTATCCATGTCCCTGGCGCGATAGTACCGGCGGTTAGCGTCCCACCATTCTTTGATGAGGAAAACGGTTTTGGTGTCGTAACCACCTTCCTTGTTGTTTCGATAGGAAAAGCGCACGGTTTGCCCTACGAGATTTGTCGTTTGCATTGGTTTTGGGTTTTTGATAATAAAAAATATAAGTGGATTTACGCAGCCTTTATCTGCGCAATAAGAGAAAGAAATTGTGTGGAGAGTTCAATTGAAGTACCGGTGGGGGTACTTCCAACAATTTTTCCAAATTCTTCCTCTGGCTGCTCCACTTCGAGCAGCCTTTTTTCCTTTAATGACGCGGTGTTCAGCGAAAAGAACGGTAGCAAATAGGGTGTTCGATAGACACCTTCTTCATAGCGCAATTGTGAGTTGAACACCATCCGAATGAATGTTTGTTTTTGGGGGACAGTGGCCCATGAATAAAGTAAGCGCATGTCAGAAAGCTTAGGTAATTCCTTATCGAAAAGCTTCCAGGCTAACTGGTTGTCGCCGGTGAGGCTTTCGATGCGATAGCGCAGATGCGATTCAGTCGCAGAATACTTACTGTGCCATCTGTTATATGTGTCCGACTGGATAATGCCGGTGATAAATTTTTCTTCCAGTGAAAGCATGTTAGTGGTGTTCGTGTGCAATTCTTTTTTCAATTCCTTCAATTCTGCGTCGCGGTTTTGAAGCTGCAATTCCATTTCTTTCCGCGCATCTTCACGAAGGAAATCAATGTGAACTTTTGATAAAGAAAGATTCGATAAAAGTTCATCAAACTGATTGTGTAACGTTACGGCGCTGTAGCTTGTTTCAGGGTGTTTGTTGCATTTATAATACCAATAGTATTTTGTTTTCCCTTTGCTGTTTCCGGCCGTTAATGGATGGCCGCAATGGCAATGTAACACAGAGCGCATCGGCACTTCATCATTTATTATCGTGCGCACTTTGCCTTTATTCATCAGTTGCTGCACCTGCCACCATGTGTGCTCAGCAACAATTCCCTGGTGAATGGATTTCACATATTTGGCGGCTTCTTTTTTGTAGGCTGCCACGAAGATTAATCCGCCATAAACAGGGTTAGTAAGTATGCGTTGTATGGCGGATCTGCCGGAATTGGTTAAACCTTCGCTTCTTGCCGCTTTGCTCAATTCTGTGAATGAGGTGCCGCGGAGAAATCCTGCATAAATATTTTTAATGATGTTGGCCTTTGCTTCATCCATTACCAGGATGGGTTTGTTTTGTTCGTCACGCGCATTTTTATAACCGAATGGCGCCACTCCCAAATATCTTCCCTGGCTGCGTGCATTGTGGTTGCCAAACCTTGTGCGATCGCGGATAACGTGCCATTCAAATTCAGCGCTGATCAGCATGTCTGCACGTTGTTTGAAGAAAAAAGGCGAATCGTAATCAATAAACATTTGCTCAAATACTGATACAATGATGATCTTAAATTTTCTTTCCAGCAGTTCTATTTTGGAAAGTCCCTGAGCGGCGTTCCTGGAAAAACGATCATACTTTGCTACGATAAGATAATCGATATCACGGTGATGTTTTTCGATAAATTTTTCCAGCAATTTCCAGTCCGGGCGATCAAAATTTTTCGCTGATTTTCCTTCGTCAGTAAACAGTGAGCTTATCTCAATGCTGTGCTGGCTGGCATATTCACGAATGTATTTCTCCTGACCTGAAAGAGAGAAGTTGCTTTGATCTTTGGTGCTGATCCTGATGTAACCGATCGCTTTTTTCATGTGTGGCAATTATTGTTTTGACAAAAATTTGGGACAATAAATGTAAAGCATTTCTTTCCGCTTCGGAAAGAATCTTTGCATCTTGTGCAGAAATATTTATAATGGGCGCTGACAAATTTTTATTTTGATTTGTAAAGAATGAAGTTGGTAAATTCCACTCCTGATAAAGCACAATCGCCTTTCTTTGGCTCCCACCAGGAAACACGTCGCGGTTTACATTTGTTGAACTTTTGATTCAATAATTCTATTCCATCAACGATATACTTTTTAAATCCAGAAAGATTTGATTCGTTAATTACTTTCCTGTCATTCTCTTTCAGGAATTCAACAATTGCTTTTTCTAAATTATTTTTAAGCGTTAATGTGTAACCCAGGTAACTAAAATATTGCATGATTTAAAAGTTTATTTTAAAAAATTATTTTTCACAAATCCCTCACCAGCGCGAAAGAAATATTATTAGAAACGTTGGTAAGCTGTAATGATATTTTTAAAGGACTGTCGCGAAATTGGTAACTGATGCCGCCGCCAAGTTCTATGCCGCTGATGCCTTCGCCTGCTTTCACAGCTTCGCCGCCTGATGTGTAATATCCGGCACATACGAAGGGAATGACATCGCCAATGCGATACCCATATTTTGCATCCATTGTTACCACGTAGTTTCTTTGGCGGCTGAAATAGATCTGTGTGTTGGCTCCAAAATAAGAATCGCATTTGAACACGCCACCTTCGATGCCCGCACCCAGGTGATACCGATCAGCATAATCAAAGTGAAAGCCTACCTGCTGTGAAAAACCCGCCACCGGTATGAAAAATAACAATGCCAGGAAACGGCTTTTACCTGTCTGCGATTTACAGAGATAAACAATTGCGGAGATGCTTACTACCAGGCATACCAGCCAAAAGATGTAAATGAATGTTATCATGATCAATTTTTTTTAGCACAATCCATTTTATATTTTTCAAAAGTTGCTTTGATGCTTTCCCAGTTGTTGCAATCGAGTTTGATGCCGTTTGCCACCGCGTACTGCGTTAATATTTTCACCATTGGTATTACCGGTATCAGGCACATCGTTTATTTATTTAAAATTTTCAATTGCTTTAAAAATTCGGCGCCGTATTGAAATACACGCCGGTTGTTTTGCTTTATCCTATAATCCCTGAGAACAATCGTTAAGCGCGCTGTCTCATATGAGGCGCTTGCTTCCATATCTTTCTTTTCTGGCGCTGGTTCTTAGTCCCTTTCTGCATGTAAAAACTCCTTTGAAATCTTGATACATAAGGAATTTGTTTAGCAGCTTGACCAACCAGCGTTTTACCTTTTGGCTTTTTTTAATTTTGCAATTTTCGCGGCGCGATTTTACATTACTCTTTTGCAAAAATTCTTCAGCTTCAAAAGTTTAATTCTTCTCCTGGATCTTGCATGGTTATTCCTTTGTTTCACTTTCTTCATAATGACGGTTTGTATTTGGTTTTTCAAATTTTTGCTTTATAGATCATCATATAAAATGCTGCTATCACTTCCACTATTACCAGCACCGGCACCAGGCAGATGACATAAATAATTTTTCCGGTGATGGTTAAAATTTTATTCATACAACTTTACAAGTTTGATTTTCCCACCATTCTTTTATCAGCACGTTTTGCACACTGCCGTTTCTTTCTATCCATCGGAAAACAATATTTTGAAAAATGGTATCTGGATTTATTGGTAAACCCCTATTATAAAAATTGGTTAAAAGCTTCTTTTGGTATGGAGCAGGTTTCCCGCAATTAATTATGGAGGCACCATTATTTAGTGCATAAAAATGAAACTTATTAGCTGATTCAATCTTCGCGATTCCCATCAACTGGCCGCGCAAAATGATTTCGCATTCTGTGCATGGTTCAAATGAATCGTTATAAAGCCTGATGTCGCTGAAAACATCACAGAATAATTTGCCGTTTGCGTTGGTTGAAAAATCGATTGTAAGCATCAGTATTATTTTTAGCTTAATAATTTGTTGCGTTCTGCAATTTTTTCGCGAAAGAATACCAACATCTCAGCAGCGGTATCAGCGTTGTAAACTTTACCGTTCAGATAGTTGGAAACGGTGGTGGCTCCTTTCCTGGATTTGGCCATGTATTCTTTCCGGTCTTTTTCCGTAACGTCAGCAGCGATGGCAAGAAGTTCACGTGCAAACAGTTCAGATTGTGTTAAATCTTTTATTTTTTTTGCCATATTCATAATTTATTGTAAGTTTATTGTTTGTCTTTAAAATTTTATTGCACGTTTATAAAATTCTAAGACAAATGTAAAGTTTGTTTTCCGAAACGGAAAACAAAATGGAAAAAGGTTTTCCACATTCTTTTCCACATTTTTAAAAATGTGGCCCCAAAACAGAAAACAATGGAGACAGAAATTGAATTACTTGAACTACTGATCAAAGCCGAAAGCCGCACCAAAACTGCATTTGCCAAAAGAATAGGTAAGACGCGGCAGGATATCAATTACCATATCCGGAAAGCGGAAAAGAACGGTGGAAAACTTTCTGTCGAATTCAAACATCTTTTAAAAGATCATAATCTGGATCTGTATCGTTTTGAAAGAAACCCAACTAACGATTTTCACCAAAAAGAGCCGTCAACGGAAGGAATGGCGGCCGAACCTGAAACGCCTATGATGAATTCACAAATGAAAATAATTGAACTGCTCGAGCGAGAAATTGAGCTAATGAAAAAAGTAAAGGAATTAGAACAGGAGCGGGATGCCCTGAAAGCGCAATTACCGTCAAAAAAAGAAGGCCGTCGCCGCTCAGCGTAGGGTGGCTAAATAATGAATTTGAATGCAAATGCGAATGCATTAAAATTGGTACGGCAGCGGTATGTAAGTTAAAGAAGAAAAATATCCATATGAAAGCTGTGAAGGTAATATTGCTATTGCCTTTATTATTTGATTCTTTTTCAATGATACTGGATAACATCGCTTAAAATAAAAAATTATGAAAAAAATTATTTTGGTGGCCCTAATGCTGCCCATGTTTTGCTTTGCCCAGAAAGATGCCATACCGAAAAACGCAGATGGCAATTATGAATATACTGAGGTGGTGAATGTGGATTCCGCCAGTGCTGAAAAATTATATTCTAATGCAAAGCTGTTTATCGTGGATGCCTTTAAATCAGGCAAAGATGTGACGCAACTAAATGATGATATCAGTAAGACCGTTGCGGGCACCGGTGCCATTCAGATCTATTTAAAAGGATTAACAAGCGGAACGCAATATGTTTCTTTCAAACTAAATATCCAATGTAAAGACGGCCGGTATAAATATGATTTCAGCAATTTTCAGTACGACCTGGTGTATTATGGTGATGATCATTTATTCGCCCTGGAAGATGCCAAACGCATCAAAAGAAACATGGTTGGAAAGCAGTATGAACAGGCCATGCAGCAAGTATCGGACGGCATGAAAGATCTGATAGATAAACTGAAAATTAAAATGGCTTCCAAAGGATCAGACTGGTAAAAAAATTTATAACTTATCTTCGTTTCGCGATCAACAGTTTTTATTATTACGAGTGTCAACCACCTTACTGGTGGCTGGCAAAAGATTGAAAGTATCTTCACGGCACTCGTGCTGTTGATCGCAAGGACCAGCCATCTTTTTTAAGAAATAATCATCCCAAATCCACTATTCGTATTGTGCGGCACCAGGTTAAGATCCAGCACGCCATAAAGTACCTGATCAAATACATCTGAATAATGCGTGGATTTTACAGCGGGTTTGCTCAGGTTTTTTTCATCATCTTTATTCTTTGCCGTTTTGCCATTGTATTTCCGGGCCGCTGTCATCCGGATAGAGTTCAGCATATCCGGATTGCGTAATTTATTGATGCGGATCGGAAGCGTATTTTCTTCACCTTTCAACTGGCGGTTGATGCTTTTAAATTTGTCATCATGGCGCGGTGGCTCTCCCATGTGTTCAGCAACAACATCCCAGCCATTTTTGCGCAAACATTCAATAACGGTTTCATAAAATGGCTGCACCGTCGGATTTTTACCGGTGGCTGTTTTGTCAAAAAGATAATAAACCAGCTTTGTAGGATGATTGCGAAAATGATGGCAAAATTTGTCAATCGCTTCTGCTATTCCTTCCGGATGCAAAGTGTGGCAGCTGTACACGAAGTTTAAGGAAAGTCTTTTGGCACCGGGAAGTTGTGCGATTTGCCCTGCCACTATTGGTGAAATTCTCCATTGGTAATCCAGCGCAATGATCAGCGGCCGCGATGGATCTACATCAATATTTTCTGCATAAAGATTCTGATCAGATAATTGAGGATAAAAAGAATTTTCAATGCGATCAGGATCTTTGTTGCCAATGGCCACATCATATTCAATTTCAGTGCTATCTTCTTTTTGATTTTCAAAAAATTCATCGCCTAAAATTTCGCGGTTTTCTTCTGCACTCGCTTCGCTAACGAAGATCAATTTTTTGCGGGTTTTGGTTAAAAGGATTTCGTACTGATTTATTTTGCGTTGTAATGAATCCGTCATTGGTGCAGCTTTCATTTCGTTCACTTCCAGTTGCAACCTGATCACGGCATTTACCAGGTTCATATCCATCTTTTCACGCTTCGCTAAAAGCCATTCGATATTGCCTTCATATTTATCTGTAAAATACCATTGTGATTCAAATTCAGGAAGGTGGCCAAATTGTTTTTTGCCACCACGAATCGCGCGGATCACTTCTGCTTTTAATTTTTTTTCGTTGAAAAATTTTGCTTCATCACCCACATTCGCCTGAAGGTTAAATCCATTACCGGTTCCTTCTGCTTCCAGGCTAAGGATCGGCATGGCGCAACCGTTGTCAAAACTCAATACATATTTATGGTCAAAGATGGGAATGATCGATTGCGGCCATTCATCAGGCGGCTTTTTGCCAATGACATAATTTTCATTTTCAAAAAGATTCATTTCATTCTGCAGGAAGCCCAAAACGTTTGACAATATTTGCCCGAATGCCATTTTATAACTTGGTGCAGTAAATCCAATTTGAGCGCCCGGCATTTGATTGAATAAATGAACGATGCGCGGGCCAATGCCACCATTACTTTTTCCGGTTGCACGGCCCCAAAGGCAATACGTTTTGTTGGCGTTCACCAGGTGAATATCGGCCTGGGGTTTATTTAGTTCAACTTCTTTAGTTTCCACTGATAATAATTATCTTATTTATTTTAATTCCTTCACCAATTGTATGTAACATTTTTTCTTTGCCACAATTAACACAAATTGTTGCTGATGCTGTTTTGTTATCAGGTACGAAATAACATTCATTATTCTTCGTTTGGCTCATAATCTTTTATTTGGTTTTTTAAGATCTCAACTGCTTCTTCCTCTTCCGGCAATTCATTAATGTTATATTCGTTTTTGGTAAAATTGTAATTGATGATCCGCGGCGATTTCTGTTGTTTCATTTCAGGATAGATATCGTAATATTTTTGGAGTGTGTTTTCCAATTTTGCAGCAAGCTCATGCCTTGCCTGGATATCTTCCAGGTGTAATTGAATTGCATCGCCTTTTCCCTCTCCTTCTTTAAATTTATAGATGTCAGTATTCCACAATTCATTTATTTTCTCTTCCAAAAAATCAATCCTGGCGCCAATCCTGAACCGTTTATTGAGCGACGCAGAATATCCAAACAAGGCTTCTGCCATGCCCATATCATTAAAGCATGTAGAACGTTCCACATCAAACTGATCCATCATTTTTTTAACGATGTCACGGGTGCTTAATTCGCCCTGCAATTTCAGGTTGATGTAAAAATTCCATCGGCGAAGTTGTTTTTGCTGCACATCGTTTAATTCAATATCAGGATTTTCGCCGGAAACATATTCACGGATGATATCAAAATTATCGCGGCTCTTGTTTTGGATCTTCCTCATATAAATCTTTGCTGGTTAGGTGCCACATATTGCATTCAGGGCAATGGTAAATTCTCTTTTCGCGACGGTTTTTAAAATTCCTTTTTTTGAAAAGAAAATTGAGCGCCGTTTGTGCTTCGCGTTTGGTATATTTTATTTTGTTGCACATTGCTTTTTTAAAAGTTCAAATTCATCTTCATACTGTTTTAATAGTGCCTGGTTTTTGGCATCGTTAGGATCTTTGCGTAAATACATTTTATACCTTCTGATATAGCCTTGCACATTTTTATACCGTTCTACTATTTTCATTGGATCCACAACCGGTTCTGTTTTTTGCTGTGAAGGAAGGTGGCCAAATTCGATATAATGATCGCGCTGTTGCCAGATCCTCATGCATTGCTTTTCCAGTGATAATATTTCCATTGCCAGCTTTGCGCGGCGCCTCATTGCTGCATCTGTTTTTTGAAATAAAAACTTATCCAGTTCATGCCGCTTGTAATTCATTTCCGTGAAAAGCGGCATCCATTGTCCGCGAAGGGAGTGAATTACTTTGTTGGAAGATGGCGGAAATACTTCATGGTTCATCGTGGTTCGTTCAGGCCGCTGCAGCTTCGCGGATGGCTCTGCAATTGCTTTCAAACATTCAACCAGCTTCTTTTCGGTATAATCTGTTTTTCCTTTTTCAAATAACTTTTTCAATTCCTCATCCGTGCCATAGCGGTTGTAAAGGATACACCCAACTGTATAATTTCGCTTTCCGGCAAGCCAGTTTTTTACTAATTCATAATTCATATCCTAATAGATCCTTTTCATTTTCATTTCAATCAAATCTTTGTAAGGCAATGTTTCTTTTGCTGATGCAACCGTGAAAAAAACATTGTTAATGAATATCCTGTCACTGAAAGAAAAATTTCGTAATTCAGCAACGGGCAATGCCAGTGTGAATGTTCGCGTATCCTGGATAGATAATAATTTCAGCCATTCTTTCCACCAATAATCATAGGTGCCATCATTCACAGCGCCAAATTCGTGTCGGTATGGAAGGCTCCAATCACCGGTGGCCCTGCCGGAAATGGTTTCGTTGACAGCGCTGGCATACGGATAATTATTTCCATCGGTATCCGTAAACATGCCATGATAAAACAGGAAGCGCACACCCCACGATTGATCACCAAGGGTTGAATGCCAATAGTTGCCTGCAACCTGGCATTGAGGCACTAAAATGTTTGCGCCTGATGATGCGGCAATCAAACTGCCTGGCATGGTGCTGATGTCAGATTCAATCGTTGTATCAGCATTGGCCGGTGTATAATCGCCAATATTATTAGCTGCAAAATGCCAGGCATAATCAGAAGTGCTTTCATCAATTTCACAGAGATAATAACTGTTTTCATTGAAGATAAAATAATACTGTCCATCATAATCAATGCTGGCGGCTGGCAACGACGCGCGGCTGGCGATGCGCGTGATCAGCGATTCATCTATGTTCAATGTAACCGGGTAATCATCGGCAGGATCAATATTATTTATGAGCGAATAAACTTTATCCGGATCTGAATAATCTGCCGTATAAGCAGATTGCACATATTTTGTCCAGTCTTTTACAGGTGCTGCAATATTGGATTTATAGCTATGCAGGTAAGCAGTTTTTGTGTTGCTGTCAAAATCAAACCACCAGCCCATCCTGTTTTTGATGGAAACCAAAAAAGAACCAATGGAAAGATCTGGCGGTACATGATCAGCAAGGTCAAAAACAATGGGCGAAGATTGCGAATATTCCAGGCGCTGATCCGGGCCGCGCCGGTTGTAATCCGTCCAATGGATCGAGTTAAAAGACGGAATTGTTACTTTTTTAAATCCGGTATCATCCAAAATTTCACCAGCCAGCTTCCATCCAAAATTTGCAAATATCTGTTGCAATAGATACGAAAGATAAATGGCCGGGCAAAGCGAAATGGCGTTGCCAAGTTCCATGTAAGCAGACATATCGCCAATGGGCGCTTCAAAGTTGTTTTGCGGATTTAATTTATTCATCCACCTGGTGCGGTAATCCGATGCAAAGCTGTCGTTGTAAATAGGATAAAAAGTATAAGGGAAAGCATTTGGCACACGCGCTTCGTGAATATGCTGCCAGAATGTGCCGGCGCCGGAATTAGGATCGGCGCCATTCCAGGTAAAAGAGCGATCACCGCCATAATCCACATCTTCCAACAAAACATCCTGTATTCTTTGCAAAAATGCAGCGCTGCCAATGGTGAAGAAACCCGTCCAAACGGTTTGCTCAATATTGTTCATGTTTGACGAATGCTGCGTGATCACCAGTTGCCCGGCATAACGAAACATGCCGGCATCATAGATCTCTGCATCAACAATATATTTCTGTGTGGGTTTATAAAAATTGCCGGTGAACTGCAGAAGGCGGTAATTTTTTTCTGTATAGGAAATCGTTAATCCCAGGCTGTATTCTCCCTGTATAGCATCATCAGAAAGGAAAGGATTATTTCTTTCCAGTTCCAGCGATACATCAGCAGGAAGATCAATAAACTCATTATTTACTTTAATCGCTAACATGCTGATTTTCTTTTAAAAACAATTGCCCAGGTGAGTAAGGAATGCAAAGCCGCTGCCGCTGAATGTGGTACCGCAAACAGATTGTCCATCTGTAAGAGTGATGCTCACCGGTGTATCAGTGCCGCAAGGTGTATATGTGATATCCAACGGGCCACCGGTGTTGTTGTAATATTCATCGCATGAACTTTCAACGCTCATCGTGCCTGAATAATTAAGACTGGTGCAACTGCTGATGGTAAATGAAATCGGGATAGATGCATCCACGGTATCTGGTGTGCCGCTGAAATCAATATGATCATCCACAACAGTGGCGGTCATCCATGATGGCCCCACAAAGCTGGAAAGCGTAAACGGTGCAATGCCGCTGAGATAGATGCTGAAAGTGTACGGAATGCCATCGTGGGCAATCGGGAATGATGTAGATCCTGCAAAGGCCACACAAGCGACATTTAAAGTATCTGCAAAGGTTGTAGAATCGGCGGCGCAATTATTAAATTGAACCGATACAGCAATGCCGCTTCCCACATCGCCTTCTGCCGGTGTGCCGGTGAAACTTACCGTGCTGCCTGAAATTGCAATGGTCATCCATGCAGGTTTTGTTATGGCTGCCAGTGTTATCGGTGTATCGCCAGACAAGGTGAAAGAATAAGAATAAGCCACACCAGCAATACCATCAGGAAGCGAAGGCGAACCGGAAATGGTTGGTTTGATACAATAATTAGTGCCATCACCGCCAGCGCCCAAATCGATCACAGGTGCATAAACGCTGTTGCTGAATGAATAGCGCCATTCCAATGGAATTGCCCACGTTTTATCTGAAGTTTTACGCAGCGATGTTGACTTATTTGTAACATAAATCCGCCAGTTCTTTCCGATAATTCTTTCCCATGCAAAACGGGTTAATAAAATTTCCTGGAAAACATCCTGTTCAGCTTTGGTATAAATGAATCCTGAATCGCCTTTGAAAGAATCCACTTTGCTTTTCGCTGTTTGGGTGTATTCTTCAAGGTTTGGCGAACCGATGATCACATTGCCGCCAAATTTTTCTGATTCAGTAAAAGTAACATCAGCGGTAGTTTCAATCATTCCATTGATGCGCACCATTTCCACGCCGCCAAGCGAATTGTAATAATGCAAATATTTGGTGTTGTAAAATTTGCGATAATCAACATAATACGTGTAAGGATTGACAAAAATGGTGGCATGGTTAGAAGTGGCAACGATGGATAAAGAATATTTATACAATCTTTTATCAGCGTGCAGCGCGTTCAAACCAAGTTGATCCGGCCCGGCCTGTATGTGATATAAAACTTTGGTGCTGTCCGTAAAATCAGTAACAACCTGGTCAGTGGTGCCATCGATATATTCCACATCAACGATCAGCGATAAAGGAACGGATGCCAGGAAATTTAAAAATGAAATGAAAAAAGAATCGTTCAGGCCAATGAAACGGTTATTTGGTTGCCAGGTAAGAAACGGCTTATTAGCTGCCACATAATTCACGAAATAATTGTTCCAATCCCATTGCGGTTGTGGAATGCCGCCTTTGATGCCATAAATAAACCCGGCTGTATCGCTGGTATAAGTTGGTGTTGGCGCTGCATCCGTGATGGTGGCAAACTTTACATAGAATTCTTTGATATTGTTACCGGCCTGCAAAACAGATCCTGCAAAATCGGGCATGGCATATTCCAGTGAAGATTCCGCGATGGATGCCATGTCATAAATAACGGTTGCTGATAACGGTTTTATTTGCTCTGTAAAAAGCAATACTTCATTGGCGCCGCCGATATCTCTTTTATAGATCTGTATCAACAGGTAACAACCGGCATCAGCATAATTGCTGATCTCCGAAAAAGTATATTGAATCGGATTTTTGGAGAAAGAGAATTTATATGGCCGCTGACTTATCTTCATATTATCCTGGTTGCTTTTTGTTCATCATCAAAATATAAATACCAGCCATATTCATTTTCATTGACAGGCCCGGCCATTTCGTAACTGATTTTATTCAAATCAAAATTTTGGAAAGCGCCGCAACTGCCATTTGCTTCAAAATCATCTTTCATCATTTTGATAAAATCTTCCACGATGGCAAATGTTTGATCGTAACATTCCTGGATTGCATCTGTGAATCCATCTGTGACGGTGATCATTGAAACATGCTGGATGAAAAGCCAGGCGTTGGAAAATGAATGGCGAATGTCAATCATAGCGCTGTCAGTATCTTTCAATCTGCCTTTCAAAGAAAGATAGCCAACGGCAGGATATGAAATGTTGGTAAGCGTTGCAGCAATCATTTCTTCATCACTATTTATCCGGAAAAAACTGTTGCGCGTGATGCCATTAACAACAGCGCCGTGTGCAACATCCGGATGATCGATGCACAATTGTTTTAGATAATCTTCTTTCGCTTTGAAGGTGCCCATATAAACAGTTTTATTTTTTATACATCCTTTCCAATTCCTTTTCCTCTTCGCGTATCAGGTTCAATTCCAGTAAAGCATTGTGCAACAGCATTTCTTCCACTTTTTCAATTTCGCCAAACTTTGGGCCTGCCAATCCACGCATTACAGAATACATTCCCAATCCATCACCTTCGCCTGATCCTGAAAAAATTTCCTTGTTGTCTTTTGCAATTTTATCGCGGCAGCTGTCGTAAAAAATGAGAATCGCATATTGCACGGCTTTTGGCCATTTGCTTATTTTCTTCGCGTGATATTCCACCACGTTCGAATTAAACTTTTGACGCACGTCCCCATCTGTATCCAGGCTTTTATTGTACCCCGGCTTTGACTGTCGATAGATCGTCGCGATGAGATAGGGAAGTGCGTCATAATTTTCACCCTTTAGCTGAGAGTAATATTGCTCAGCAAAATGAAATTCTGCCAAAGTCATATTGTTCAATTCTTCAGATGGGCCATAATATTTTTTGTAAACAGGAAGTAAATTTTTGGTGATGCTGATCTTGTCAAAAACCCATTCCATCGTTTCCAATGCACGTTCCAGCGTTCGGATCTTAACATCAGCTGGAAGAAAATAAAATTTAAACTTCGACATCCCTGAAAGAATGCGCATGGCTGCAAGATCAGCCTGCAATTGCGTCGTGTATTCCTGGTGCAACAAACCGGCAAGCTGAATAAACTGTTTGCCGGTTAATTCTTCCGCTGATTCTGTAAGAAGAAAAGATTTGTTGATATCGTAAATAATTTCTTTCATGTTAAAAAGCATAGATGCCACGAATGCAATCGTTAGGATCTGTAATTGTGGTTAATGGATCCTGGTAAAAAGATGAAACATAATAATCATGGAAAACCTCTGCACTTGCCAGGTTGTTCAGGTATTGTTGCGCTTTCGATAAATACGCGTTGCCATCGCGATATGTTTCCTGGTGCAACTGTTCCAACTGATCAGCACCGGCATTATTTTCAGAGGCGGGATTTCTGTCAGTAGAAGCAAGCTGCACGGTAAATCCTTCAGGCCTGACTTTTACCGCCAGCTTCGTGATCGCTTTGTGAATGGTTAGGTTAGCAACGGCCTTTTTAAGCATATCCACCACGTTTTTTTCTTCTGGTGAAAGTGAAGTGGTATCTTTTAAGAAAGAGAAGAAAGTATCTCCGATAATGGATTTGATATAAAAATCTTCTACTTCCTGCATCACCGGTTGTAAGGCAAAAAATGTACGGTTTGGCTGAAACAAATAATAGTAAGAAGAAAAATCTTTGCCGGTTTTGATCAGGTTTTTATTGAGCCTGGTAAATGCATCAGATGATTGCCATGTTGTATAGGTTTCAACATTAGCCATCAGGTATTCATAAAGCTTTTCCAACGCTGATAAACCTTCATTTTCCAAATATTGCCGTGTCGCTTCATACTGATAGCGGTAAGCGCCTTGGATCTTATCACTTGTCACGTTACGCAAACCTGATTCAGTGATGATCGTATGCATGAGCGGCAATTCTTTATAATAGATCAAATATGCCAGGGCCGCGCGAACTTTATCCAACAGATCTATATCAGTGATCGGCGGGGTTGTAACCTGCGTTTGAAGCGATGCAAAAAGAGCATCACCCAAAACAGGTTTGATGTAATCTTCTTCAGCGCCACGGCTTTTGGGCATTGGCGATGCTGTTGAAGCGCTGCTGATCGTTATGTATTGCGCAATTTCCTGTATGGTTTTAAAAAGAGGCATATTTATGGGTTTACTGGCGCCGTGCTGCCGCCGGTGTCAAGGGTTGTAAGAATTAAATTTGGATAACGGAATTGAAGGTTTTTGCCTTTGTATTTATCCTGCCAGCCATTAAATCTTTTTATCAGGTTGAAAACTTTTGAATTCATACGGCGCTCAGCTTCCATCAGCATGATCTGCACCAGGTAAGCTTCGCGAATATCGCTTCCGGATCCGGCGCCACCGTCACCACCGCCAAATGTGTTGGCTCCCATGATCGTTGGGTTCATCATTAAAGAAAAAAGTATCTGCTTATCACCGGCTGATGATTCGGGCAAAAGCTTTCCGTCTTTTACTTTGTCATCCAAAACCTCAATCGAAATATCTTTTATTTCTTTGCCTGTTGGATCCATGTAAGAAGAAACGGCGATTGATTTATAAGCTTTATCGTTGCCTGTCAAATGCTTGTTGATCTCAGTAACTTTATCAGCAAACTTTGCCTGTTTTTCCGCGGCAGTGTATGAGTTCCATTTGATGTCGGCCTTTTCAAAATACCTGGTGCTGATAGTGATCATGTACTTAATGCTCATTTGATTGTTGAACATCGCCATTTTCATTTCAGGAACTTTTATAACCAATTCCACCCAATCGATTACACTATGCCAGATCGGGTTTGGATAGTAAGATCTTCCATCCAGATCGCCCCGGCTGATAATGCTGAATTCTGTTACTTTACTGCCACCTTTTACCCTTGCCTGAAGATCTAACAACTCACCATTTTCACGAAGCATTTGAATTGCCTTATAATTAATGGTGTCACCTTTGCCGTTCACATTGCGCCAAACCGGGGAATAAAATGTTTGCTCTATTTCTCCCGATGCCGGATTCATTACACCCAAGCGGCATTTAACCACATCATCAGTTTTGTATGCCGCAATGTTTTGATGACCGTTGCCCATTGTGATCCGCGCGTGTGTCCATCCATATCCAATGCAGTCACGAATGGAACGAAGTGAATTAAAGTAGTCGTTATTCAATTCCAGCCAATCTTCTATCTCAGCATCATAGATCCATTCCATTTCCTCTTCGCCTGTCTTACTGTTGCGGCCGGTAATGATCACCGGGCAAATGCCTTTACCAATAGCAATGCGGGCCTTGGCGCCAATGGCTGCACTTAGCACGCCACTTTTGCCAATCTTCTCCACAAGCTTTTCCGGTTTGCGGTTATCATACCCCCAGTTAACCCAGGGCTGATCGCTTGTCTCACTAGCTACATATACTTTGTTGGAAGGAACAATGCCTGCACGATCCACAGGATCAGGCGTTGCCATTTGATACATGGCTGTTGATGATACTGCTTTACCTTCTGAAAAGATTATATCCATTTATTTAACGATTGCGCCATTGAAGCGACGGATTAATTGCACATGAACTTTGCGAACATCAACACCTGCCTGCCCTGGTATCTTTATATTCATCGTGCTGTTGTGATAATGATTTGGATTTCTTTTGATGCCTTCTTCCTTTGCCTTTGCTGTGTTGCCTGTTGTATTGCTGTAATGCTTATATGCCAGCTGCACTTCCTTCACAGATCCACCAGCCCCTTTCGTATGATCCCATGTTACATACAGCATGCTGAATGGTTTGCCACTGTTCATGTAAGCCACCATATCCTTTATGCCGATGTAAGTAGGTTCATTCACGATATAAAAGTACCGTTGAACGCCAGCCACCGCGGGGACAAGAAACAGCGATGGCCTATGCCCTTTCATATTTCTGCACTTTTCAGTGAGCGTTCAGCGGCTTTTTAG